AACGTGGATTACCTGAATCTTTCCACCTTTTTTTGTGTGATTTCATTTAACAATTTTGTTAAATATAATAAAAATAAATTATTTACTACTTTTTTGAGCTTGTGCCATAGTAAAAAGCAAAGATATTGCCAATAACAACACCCTCTACCATACCCATTAAATGAACAAACAATTCATTGTGTAAAACATCTGGTATATATACAACCGCGTAAACTACAAACATAAAACAAGACAAACCAACAACACCTGTTACATTCATCATCCAGTCATTACCACCAGCTTTAGTAATTTCAATCTCTCTTTTTCTTGCTGAATCTCTATCTGCTACTTCTAATTTGTATAGTTCTATAACTCTATTATGTAATTCTGCTTTTTCTTCTGGTGTTAAATCTGGGTCTTTAGAAATAATATTCTTTAATATACCCATAGTACCGTTCGAAGGCAACACATCGCCAATAATCTCTAATATTTTAGGTGCTTTCTCTTTTAATAATAAACCTATTTTGGTATCTTTTAGCTTCTTCATCCAGAACAGCTTTCGCAAGTTTCATCATCAATATTACAAGTGCGTTCTGGCACAGGTAAGTTTTCCATTTTCTTAATTAAGTCCTCTAAGTTAGTTTGATTTTTTTCCATTTATTTTATCCTTTGCTTTTTTTGATTTTGGTTTGAAAGATTTTGGTTGTAACTCAAGGTACTCAATTTCTGCTGAGAAACAAGGGCACATTTTCATAAATTCGTGTTCCTCTACTCCATCGCCATCTCTGTCAGGAGAATAATCTCTATGTCCGTGAATGCTTGCTTGTGGATAAATGTTTTTTAATACTTTTAGTATTTTAATTAGTGATGCTTTTTGTGCTTCTGTTCTTGTATCTTTTGCTTTACCATTAGAATCTAAGCCACCAACATAAGAAATACCAATACTATCGCTATTTCCGTTCTTAACGTGTGCGCCTGCTCTTGATACTGGTCGTCCAGAATTTATTTTCCCCTCTGTACCTATGATATAATGGTAACCTATATCTGAAAAACCTCTGTTTAAATGCCATCTTTTTATAGTAGCTGGACTTACATTGTTACCTTCTTTGGTAGCTGTACAATGTATTACAATTTTATTTACTTTTCTCATTTTTTCTATTTACTTTTTTTTTAGCACTATTTATTAAACGTGCTTCCATCTTAACAACCTTAACTCTTAGTTGAATATTCTCCTCAATAAGTAATTCAATCTTTGTTTCAAGTTGTGTAATTTTATTAGTAAGAATTTCAATCTGTTTAGTATATAAACTTTCTTCACGTTCATCTTTCTTAGCACCTATATCCATTTTCTTTTGGATAATTGCCCAAACTTCCTTCACTCCAAATGCTGATATAATACCAGCTAACGCTAATAATAAATTGTGGTCATCCATTCTTACTGTTTTTAAATTGTTCATTCTTCAATTGGTGGCTCAGGTGTAATTCCTAACTCAGCTAATCTTATAAGCCAATCTGCTTCGTTAGTATACTCTTCAACTATTGGCTGTCCTGTTGCCATTTCGTGATTTGCTGGGTTAAAGAAATAATGTATTACACTTAAATCTTCATTTCTGCAAATAAACCACGTATCTATATTTGGTGTTTCTATCATATCTTTTAACTTACTGACCAACCATTATCTAATAAAAATTGTCTTGCATCTCCAGCATCATCCCAATTACTATCCCAATCACTTCCATACTTAGTAGAATAATCTACAGAGTTTCCAGAATTATCTGTGTCTTGAGTTCTTGTGGCATCAAATGAGCTTGGAGATGTTGTTGCAGCACTAATATTATATGGAGCTGAATCTCTACGCACTGCAACTGCCCACCCTACAATAGTATCTGTAAACTGTGCTGATGTCATTGATGTTTGGCTAAACATACTACTCATAGATGTAATACCAGCATTTAAACCATTTACATACCAACCAGCTAAATTTTTGCTAAAATTAGAAGCTCTTGAAAACATCAAAGTAAAATTTGTACAGGAACTTACATCCCAAGAGCTAACATCTTTATTGAAATTTGATGTGATATAAAATAAAACACTAAAAGAAGTTACACTACTTGTATCCCAATTAGAAATATCACCATTAAATGAAAAGGCTTGTTGAAATATACCAGCCATATTTGTAACATTACTTGTATTCCAAGAATTTAAAGATTGATTAAACGATGTAGATGCTTTAAACATATTGGCAATATTTGTATTTGAACCTACATCCCAATGGTTAATATTAGAATTAAAAGGTGTATTTCTAAACAAATCAGCAAAAGCAGTAACACTTGCAATATTTGGTGCATCTGTAGCAGTAATTTGAGATGCAAGATTAGTGCAATTTCTAAATTTCGATGCCCAAGTTCCACTATATACAAGACTTCCCCAAGCGAAAATATCTAATAAATCAGTTCTAACAGGTATTGTAAAGTTAGCTACTGGACCTGTGTCGGCAGAAGCACCTATTGAAATTGTTGGATTTGAAGTTGTTCCACTTCCACCAACATTATAAATATGTGATTTTGTTCCTCCTGTTTGATTAGTTTCAATTGTGCCATCACCCCAATCAATCGTATAATTAGTTCCTGTAATTCCTACACTTATTGTTTTCTCAACTCCTGAAGTAACTGAAAATTGAAGTTGTAAAGGTGAATAAGCAGCAGTTACAGCTAATCCAAAAGTAGATGTATTTGGACAAACACTTGAACCACTTGAAGAAGTGCTATAGGTTACTGTATAACTCGCAATTGTTGAGGCACTTAAATCAATTTCACCAGTAGAACTTCCTGTATTTGTTCCACTATCTACAAACACTAAACCAGTAGTACCACTAAACGTTCCACCTGTTAATCCTGTTATAGTTGGTGTTGGGTCTGAATCTGCTTGTGTGTAACTACTTGCAGAATAATTAAATCCAGCATTGTCTAAAGCATTCAAAGTAACATTTGCAGTAGCAATATCTGAATCAGTATCTGTATATGTAACAACATATGTTGCGCCATCAGTAGAAGCATCAACATCAATAACACCTGTTGAACTACCTGTATTTGAACCACTATCTGCAAATATTATTCCTGATGTAGAACTAAATGTACCAGCACCAGTATTACCAGCTATAGTTGGTTGAGGTGTATCTCCTATACCATCACAATAAGCACTTGCTGAGTAAGTTATTGAAAGTGTTGTACCTCCAACAATATTAGTATCACCACTTGGCGAACTATCGTAAACAGCACCAAAGTTATTGGTAGAATTAGCTTTTGCACCACCCCAATCGTTGCTGTTGTTAACACTACCTTGTCCCCATTCTATGTTATTATCTGGCATAATATATTTTTAAAGTACCCAACCCCCAAAATCTGCAACATCATCTGGATACATATCTTCTTGACTATTAGAATAGTATTCAGGTATTAATCCAGCTGCGTTATTTTGCATATAATCTATAAATCTGTTTGTGTAAAACTGTGCTGTTGTTCTACTTCTTTCAACTAAGCTATCTACGTGTTCTTTTGTTAGTGCTGTACTATTTTCAGGATTTTTAGTATATATACCACCATTAGCAATATTAACACCAGCGTAAGGTAAGTATTCTACCATACTCCAATGTAGTAGCATTGGTTTAATATAATCGTTTAATAAAGCTAAGTAAGGATTTGCTAAAGTACCAGCAACTATTTCATTTTGTATTTTAACATATAAATCAGTACCTAAGTAATTTTGTATATGTATGTCTTGCGCTTGGTTCAAAAATGGTAATAGCTTGTCATTGTCTATATTACCATTAGCAGCAGTAAATACTGATATATCGTGTCTTGTTACAAATAGTGCTTTACTCATTTCTTATAATTTGGATGATGTCCATTATTAGGCATATTTACTGGAGCTTTTTTTGCTTGTTTCCTACCTCTTGGTTTTGGTTCGTAACTCTTAGGTATAGTTTTACTTTTCTTGTAATCATCTAAATCATCACTACCAACTTCTTTTCCTTTTTTAATTTTGTATAAAATCTGTTGCCATTTGTGTCTGCAATAAACACCACCTTTAAATTTAAACAAATCGTATTTTTGACCGTTGTGCATTGGTAATTTAGCAGCTTTAAAGTTCATATCTCTACTTGCTTTATCAATATCTTCTAATCTATAAACAATACCAGCTCCAGTTCTGCTCATCATCTCTTTGCAAAACTCTCTGCTTTCTCCACCTCTACTGCTACCTTTAGCATATTTGTATCTTACTTTATACATTGATTTATCTAAAGTAGAAAAACCATCTTCTTTGCTATCTACAACATCACTTAATTGTATCATTGATTTAGCCCAATCCTCAACACTTTCATTTTCATCATCTAAATCTCTAATATCAACTATTTCAAACTCTTCAGTATCCATTTTAACGCCTTTAAGCGAATCTAAAGCATCTTTTAGTAGTTCATCACTATCTTTATCAGAAACACTCTTAGAAGCCATTATTTCAAGCTCTGTGCTTTCTTCTTCTTCCTTTATTCCAGTTTGTTCTTCAATAGCTTCTTCACCTTCAATATTTTCTAAATCCATAAACTCAAGTGGTTCAATAGTTTTAAAGTAAAGATTTAAACTAATATCATTTACTGCTAATATCGTGTCTAAGCTATCAATTAATAAATTTTGATATGGTTGTATTACTACGTTATTAAAAAGACGTGAGGCGTTTTGTATTTCATCAGCATTGCTTGAGAAACCATTAGCAGAAGATAAACCTAATAACAATGGTGAAGTTACTCTATGTGTTAGCATAATTTTTCTACTACATTCTTCACTTAAATACGTGTAATGTGCTGGAGCATCATTTAGTGGTATATCCTCAACAGTTGTTTTACTTTCTGCATTATTGTTAAATGCAACAATTACTTTTTCGCCATAACTACCAGTAAGTTTTTGCATTACATCATTCTTGATAGCAAGTTGCTTCTCTCTATCTGGTACGCCATTGTTAAAATTAACCACCTTAGTGCCTGAAAAACCATTCTGAGTATCATTAATTAAATAACAAGCAATTTCATTTTCAAGTGTAGCATAAGAAGTATTATAGTCAGCTGGCGAATAATAGTAAAAACCAGTTACATATCTTTTAATAATAAATATTTCATTTTGTGCGCCACTACCAAAAACAGGAAATTTTTTTAGTTTTGTATTCTTATTTACTTTACTCCAATCAGCAGAATAAAAATAGTTTTTTACTTCACCATTATCATTCATTTTTTCAGCTCTTAACGTTTCTCTTGGAAAGTGTGTTATTGCTGATATTTTATTACCATTATAAGTTATTTGAAAAGCAGCTTCGCCTAATAGTTTTAAATCTTGGCAAACGTTTCTTAAATCGTGAGGTTTTACCAAACTTTTCATTTGTGCATACTGGTCTGGCTTTTCAGCTGAATCAGTTGCATCTAATCCTTTACCATATATTTGATTAACAACACCGTTAATTACAGCATTGTTTGTTGTGCTGTCCATATAAGCATCAATCAAACTTTGGTAATAGTCGTTGTTATCGCCTATTGAAACCCAATCCTTGTTGCGTTCTTCTGTGATTGTTGGCCTTTCGTATTGGCCTAATTGTATCAAATGTAGATTATCCATAATATATAAATTGATTGTCTCCTGTGCTTTGTTCTATATAAACACCGTTTGAAATTTCATAGTCTGAAAGTGTTTGGTCTGAACAATACATTTTGTCTTTAAAAATTATCGCGTTGTCTGTTGTGTTAGTGATTGTAATAGTATAGTAATTATTCTCAATTAATGCTTGAGTAGTTGAATATTGATAATAGTAATCTAATTCAGCAAATGTTGCATTAACATCTGTAAATAAAACTTTATTTTGAGCTTCTGACTTTATCACTAATTTATAAGTTTTAGTACCTAAAATTGTTTCTCTTGGTATAAAGTTAATAATTCGTGTGCCACTTGTAGTTAATATTTGCATATTTTTTTAATAAAAAAGGGGAGGCTAATCACTTCCTCCCCTCCAATCAAACTATATATTATGAATCACACAATTAATTTAATCGCGTATTTTTTAACTATTCGTACCTACAGTTACAGTTACAGTTGCAGAACTCATTCCAGCAAAAGGGTCAGCAGCAGTACCACCAGAAATAAAATTAGCTGGTTCTAATTCTTGACCAGTTAATGTTAGTGAGTAACCACTTAAGTCACCAAATGCAGTTCCTGTAGCTATACTTCCACCAGTTACTTCCATACCGTGCTCTAATCCGCATAGTAAAAAGTTACCGTTTCTATCCTCAACAGCAATGTGAGGTCTTCCGTAAGCCATAAGTTTTAATTCCTTATTATCTTCTTTAGATAATTTAGGTAGTGTTAAAGTTAATGTTTCTTCAAAGAATGTTGTTCCATTCTCTCTACTTGAGGTAATAGCAGTTTCTAAACTGTTTGTACCTTTTAAATCGTATTGAAAGCAAGTAAATGTACCAGATAAATCGGTGATTTCATCGTCTACTTTAGTTACAGTTCCTAAGTCTCCAAAGTCAACGAACCAAGCTCTTACTATACCACCAATAACATCTTTACAAGGCACTTTTCTTCCAGCTGTTAAATCGCAAGCCATATTGTTATTGTTTTAAATTAAGGGAGCATTTCAGCTCCCTAATTATTATTTTATTTCTTAAGCGTGGTAAAGAACAACGTCAGAACCTATTCCGTAATTTACAGCACTTGTATATCTCATTATAACTCTTACATTTTGAGAGCCATCTAAATCAGCCATATCAAGAACTTTTACCTCGTTCATATCGTTTAATAAACCAGTACCAAAGTATAGATTAGATTTTTGAGCAGCCATTGCAGTATCATCAGCTAATCCATTAGCAACGAAGATTTTTACACCATCAAAAGATAGCTGTCCACCAGCGTTATACCATTGTGTTCCTTGTGCGTTAACACCATTTGAACCAATAGAAGTAGCAAAACCACCTAAAGCTCTAACATAAGCTCTTGCGATGTTTTGTGAAACGTAAATATGTAAATCTTCTTTATTGTAAAGTGCAGAAGGTACTGCATCAACAATAGAGCCTAATTTATCAATTACGTTAGCAGCAGTTACAGCAGCGTGAGATGCAACATCTACTACATCAGCATCAGCCAAAGCTAAAGTTACTAATCCATCAAATTCACCAGCATTAGCGTTAACACCTTGCCAAATATTAGATTCAGTTTTTTCAGCTACTAAACCAGCTACGTGGCCAATAATGAAATCTGAAAATTTAGGTGGCATTTTATCAAATGCAGAATAACCCATTTGAGCAGCTTCCCAATCAGATTGAAAATCTTGCTTACAGAATTGTAAGTTTACTTGAAATTCTTCTGGTTGTAATAATCTCTCAGTTAATGTTACTGTAGCAGTTGCATCAAAATCGCAAGAAGCGTTTTTAATTACATTTGCATCAGTAGCTACTTTTTTCATAGTAGACTTATATTTGATATTAGGCATTACTTCTATACCGCCTTTATCAATTGTGTTAGCACTTAAAAGAGCAGCAGAGATATATTTCCCAGCGAACTCACCACTATAACTTGAAGTTATTGAAGTGGTAGTGGCAAAATCATATTTTTTTTGTCCCATTTTTTATTTTATTTAATTATTGTTAAAAATTTTATCAAAAACCCTGTCTTTAGTTGTTTGTG